GGAAACGCATTAACTTGTCAGTTACAGGACCGATGACTGTCTTTGGCTCGTATGCAACAGCCTCAATAAGAGCCTGCTTTCCGAGTAGAACAGTTGCGTATACCTTTGATGTACCAGAACCTGAAACAGATTCAGCACGAGCAGTTTCAATATAACGAACCTGGTCGAACACACCAATTTCACCAGACCAAAGGTTGGCTACGCCAGCCTCTGTGTAGGTGTGAGGTAGTTGCCAAGATACGTTTCCAGAGGTTGCTGCTTCTGAACGAAGGTCATAAGAAACATCTGGGTGAATTAACGCTGTGTAGTAACCACCATCACGTGGTTGTACAGATGCACCGCGAAGCTTTGCAACACCCTTACGTGCGAGAGCAGAAGAGATGTATGGAGCGGTGGTGCTTGCTGAAACGTCTTCACCGTTGAGTGTTGACTCATCAGCAGCGGAGCTTCCTGTATAACGCATTGTTGCAAGAGATGTGAGCTTAGACCACACGAGTGAGTCTAGTGAGTCACGCAAGTTGAATGACAACATGTCTGCAACAGCTGGGTCGATTGCGGATAGGGACTCAAGAGCAAGACGCTCAGTTGTGATTACAGCATTGCCGTATTCATCAACTGTAACATTCACCTTATTGGTGTTGTTAAGTGTTACTGCATCTGGGTCTTGGGTTTGAGTTAGTGCTGTGGTAGCACGAGATAGGTCTGTGTAGACCTGGAATACGACAGTATTACCAGGGTTTGTTACATCGACAGGGCGCTTATCCGCAAACTTGCGGAACATTGGCTCTGAACGAAGGGCAAACTCGATATACTTATCATACGCCGTCTGAATCAAGTTCGACATCGTTGATGTCGTAGTTGACGTTGCGGGTGTTGTAGGCATAATTTCCTTCTAATTGAGGGTTATTGTGGACTATCAGCTTTTAAGAAAAGCGCTTAACTCCTCTGGCGAATTTGCGTTCGCTATACGAGAAGCTATGTCTTGACCCACGTATGGGTCCATTGCGCCATCATCAAAGCTTGACATTCGCTCATATACTTGAGCGTCGGGGGATTCTTCTATCCCCTCTTCAACGGCTTCAATACCAAATGCATCGCCGTATTCGTTTAACCATTGTGCGATAGCATCTTCATCTGCCTCGACATCATCTGGGATGAATTGTGAGATTTTACGATTGAGTCCGAAAGATTCTAGGATTTCTCCAACAGAAGCTTCATGACTTTGTGTTGTGTACTCTGCAAGAACTTCATCACGTTCCTTGAGTTGCTTGGAAAGTGAATCAACTTGCTTGCGAAGTTTCTTAACTAGGTCAGTTCCACTGCCATTGTCTTCATCTTCGAAGTCGTACTCTAGATATTGTTCTGCCATTGTTTTTTCTCCCTTATTAGTTGTGGAACCCTCATCGGGTTTTGCATCACACGTACTCCTCACTAGGGGAAGTGATTCGTAGAAGTGATGACTACCAGACTTATACACGTTACCTGGGCTGGACGGTCAGGAACGGAATCTATTAAACGTCAGGTGTCTTTAGACGAGAACCCAACGATGTTTTATCAATTGCTCCACGTTGCTGGAACTTAGCTCGTTCCTTAGAAGCAAGTTTCTTAGTCTTAATACCAACTGAAGCACCACCTGCAAGACCGAGTGACTCACGTGCTAAATCTTCTGAGCCAGCGGTTTCACCGTAAAGCTCCATCAATCGACGGTAATCACCTTGGTCACGGGCTGCGCCTTGGAAAGCTGCTTCGGCAGACTTTGCCTTACCAGCCTTGGTAATCTCTTCGGCAAATCCTCTAGAGATACCTGTATTAAATCCTGCACGGGTTGCATCTGCGCCGACTTCAGCAGATGTATACATTAACTTCGCATCTTCTGTTGCATACGTGAAGCGAGAGTCGATAGCTCTAAAAGCTTTATCCTTATCCAGTAGATAGGAAACTAAGTCACCAGTTGATAGACCGTAATAATCTTTAAGTGCTTTAACAATTTCTTGGTCTGCTGTTTGTAGTGCTTTCTGGGCAATGTTGACTCGTGAGGTAAGTTCGCCCACGCTTATTGCGTTAGAAATTAAATTAGTAAAGTCTTCTGCTTGGTCATAGAAACCAGTAGGTAATCCAGCCTCTTGTAGAATCTCCCTGTATCCATCTTCGGTAGCAACATACTCGGCTGGCGCTAATAGTCTGTCACCAGGTCTTGCCTTACCTTCGGCAATACGCTTTTTAATTGCTTCATTAGCAGCAAAGCGGGTCTTGTAAGCATCGCTATTGTAGATTGAATTCAACACTTGAGAGTCAGTAGGCATGATGTTATCTTCATAGACTGCGTCTATTACACCCATCAATGACTTGATAAAAGTATCGCCGAGTCCAGTATTTTCAAACATCTTCATTACTGAATCTTTAGCGCCAAAGTCTTTGTAGAATTCAATTAAGTTACCAAGAGAACCATCGGACATCTGTTGATATACCTCAACAACGCCACCAGTTTTACGAACCGTACGTGTGCCAGTAACTTTTGGCTTTCCAGCTTCGGCTGCAGCAGCAGCCTGCATGTCGGCTATTTGCTTAGTTAAAGCTGCAATCTGCTCAATAACTGCAGCGGTTGCTGCAGCGTCTGAAGTTGCTGTTGCTGTATTCATTGCCGTATTTGTTGCTGTTGCCGTATTTGTTGCTGTTGCAGTAGCGGTAACAGTAGCGGTAGCAGTAGTAGTAACGGTAGATGTAGCAGTAGTAGTAACGGTAGATGTGTCAGTGCTTGTATCAGTAGATGTAGCAGTACTTGTATCAGTAGATGTAGCAGTACTTGTAACCGTTGGTGTAGCAGTAGCAGTAATTGTTGGTGTGGTTATAGGGGGTGTTACTGTTTCATTCTTATATCCAACATTAACTGTAGTGCCAGACCAAATTGTTCTGCCACCGTCATACTTAGGGTTGGTCTGAAACTTAGGGTTTAATTCTAAAACTTCTTTTAATGATACTTTATTTTTTGCAGCAATTTCAGAAAGCGTATCACCAGGTTTAACAGTAACCTTTACTGGAACTTGTTTCGTTGTAGCTGCAACATTAGCAGCTGCTGATTGCATTTGAGAAATGCGAGCACGTTCTGCTGCGTCTTGCTGTGCAGCGGTTTGTGTGGCAATTACTGATTCATAAAAATCGTCATATATTGGCATGTTTACCCCAGGAATCCAAAGTCTTTAAGAATGCGTGAAGCCATGTTGGTCTTTTCCTCTTTTGCCGTTTGAGTTGTATCCCACTTAGAACTACGACGTGCAAGTTTTTTTGCTTCATACAAATTCATTGTAGTGAAAGCGCCTTTTTCATCTTGTTGGTTTATAGCTCTTTGTACATAATCATCGTTAAGGTCAACCTGGTCAACATCCATTTCCCATGTGTCGGCAATTGCCTTTAACCATGGGTCTGCTGCTTGACGCAACGTCTGACCTTGGTCAATAAATCTAGATAGACCAGGAGCAAATGACTTTGCTCTGGCTTGTAAATCATTGTTAACATCTTCTGGGTTTAGGGTTCCAGCAACCAAACCTTTCAAGCTAGCCTCAAACCATTTAGTAAAGTTGGCATTAGATGTAGTCTGCTCGTAACCATATTCACGAGCCATCTCATATAATTTACCAGCCATGGTTTCTAGCTTGCCAGCCATACCAGTATAGACAACCCGACCATCAATAGAGTTTGTTGTAACAAACTTAATTGAATCAGCCATCAGCTTGTTTAAGTAATCTTGGTCAAACCTAACAACCTTGCCGTCTTTAATAATAGATTGTTTCATCATATTATTAGCATATTCAATTGCTTCTGCAGCGGTTAGAGTAAGACCCATCCCTGAGAATTGTTTAACAATATTACTTGCGTTCTTCTGTAAGTCTGCAGCAAACTGACCTGGGTTAGTTGCTCTAGCAAAATCAAACTGACGTTGAGTATCCGTCTGGTCGCGATACCAAGATGTGCCTTTGACGATAGCTTCTTGTAGCGCTGGGTCAGTAACCATTGGACCACCATCAACGCCAAGAATCCTATTAAGTGCAGCCAATAGACTTGGGTCATTGTTAATAACTGCAGCCGTAATACCAAACATCTTTTGAAGCATAGCCATTGATAATTTATCGGCTGTCAATGGGACTGCGGTAGGTGAGGCAGTTGACATACTTAGATTAGAGGTAAAGGTATCAGTAGTAGTAGTAGTTGCAGCTGCTGTCGTATAACCAGTAGTGGTTCGAGTTGTACCAATTGGTATTGGTCCAGTAAAAAGTCCGTTATCTGATGCTGGAGTGTAAGGACTGGTGATTGACGAATTAGAACTACCAGGTAATGTTAATACAGTTCCAGAAAATAATGTGCTTCCACCGTTATATTTAGGGTCAGTGGTTAACCTTGGGTTAGCCTTGATAATCGCAGCAACCGTGGTTCCATTTGCCTTAGCAATAGAACTAAGTGTTTGACCAGACCTGACTGTTACTTTTTCAGCCACTACTCAACCACCGTTCCGATAGCGTTGGGGTCTTTAAGAAGACGCTCAATAATCTTTAAGAAGTTTTTAGTTGCAAAAGATTCTGCGAAGTCGGGACGACTTCTAGCAAAGTTAGCTGCGTAGATAGCAGGGTCAAAGCCAGTTGTGTTTGTTCCCTTACTTGTTGTGGTCCCTAAAGATGCGCCTTTAGTTGGACCAGTAGTGGTAGTAAACCCATCATAGATACTAGGCTCTTTCTTAGCAGCAGCGTTAGCACCCATTGTGTAGGCATCAATCTCTTCTTTAGTTGCGGTTCTACCAATCTCAGATTCAAAGGTTTGGTTTATGGTATTCGCAGCATCGGAAGGACCATATTTTGTAGTGGTTTCAGTACGTTGTTTTTGAGTTCCATACTTAGGTCCAGTGCCATCGTCTTTTAGATATTGGCTAGGGTTCCATACGTTTAGGTACATCCGTGGGTCGCCAGTCGAACCAGACCCTGGGGTCTGTGTCCAATCAACAGCATCGTTCCATACGGACTGCCATTTACTTTCTGGGATACCAGCTTGCTTTAATCTTGCGATAAATTGCTCGTAATAATTGCGAGCTTCGGTTCCTTTTTTTGCAGTTGCTCCACTGTACTTAAGCCAAGCCTTAGCTTGAGTATCGTTAATGCCCTGTTCTGGTGTAATTCCAGGAAGCTTTATCGGCGCAAAGTTCGTTTGTTCTAAATCTGCAGCAAGGTCTTTTAAGTATTTTTGATACTCAACTAGAGCTTTTTTTAATTGCTCATCTCCCTTTTTACCTTTGGGAAAATCTGAACGTTTTGGTTTATTCACTTTTTCACCGTGTATTCATTTTCTAGTTCTGGCATATTGTTTAACCACCTCGTGGAAAATGCATCAAACTCTTCAGATGCTGTTTGTAAGAAGTCATAGTGGAACTGAGAAAACTGTTGCTTTAAGAACAACTTTCTTTCGTCACTGTTATTTGGTCGGTCGTACTCATCTTTGAATCTACGGGCTTTACCAACCCAGAAAGTAATCTCTTCCCATTTGTCATTAGTTGAATATGCATGGGCTCTCCAGTCAAGGTCTTTAGTGATAGTTTCAACTGCTACAATAGTTCCGTTCCAATAATCTTTACGGTCTTCGTCGCGTTCTTCTACCCAACCCTTGTAATCATTTTCAATTTCATCTACCATGTCATCATAGATTCTTTTGATTCCAGAGTATTCATACCTAGCTTCATAGGTTGATTTAATTCCATACTGCTTCATCATGGCGTTGCGCCAATCAACAGCTTTCTGAAACTCCGCCCAACCAACACGGGCTGAAACCGACTTCCTTAATTCATCTTCGTTCTTCTTCTGAGTAATTGTATTGTTAAACCCACCAGCAAACTTCATCCTTTTATAGATGGAGGCTACTTCAGTCGAGTAATCATTTGGTCCACTGCCAGTACCTGAAATATCACCATAACCAGTTGATAGCATTCCAGCATACTTAGTATTGGTTTCACCTAGTTCTTGTAATAACTTTGTATTATTTCGAAGAACCTTAATATCATTCATAGTCGAGGCTACGCCTGCGACATTCTTTTTGTTGGACCCGACAAGAGCCAGGGCATCCATTCCCCACTCATCAATCATGATTTTCTGGGCTATGTCATAATCGCCGTTAGCCAGCTCTACTAAGTCTGCATAATATGCAGTAGCAGAGCGAGTTACAGGGTCAAACGTCGCTGAGATAGGTGCGTTGAATTGAACAACAGACCTGATAAATGCCATATTTCCTGCTGCTTTAGCAGCATCTTCCATTGACGGTGGTTGACCAACTCGTCCATTCTTTACCCAATCGGAGAATCCGTAACGGTATTGAGAATAAACCTCGTCAGTAAAACGCTCACTTTTTTCAAGTCCAATAAGTGAGAACGCTGTACGAACTGGATACGGTAATTTACCTGAATCAATCAATGATTGAACATACCCTGGAACCATGGTGTTCTTTACTTTTTCAGCAAGGTTTTTACCTTCTACTGGGTAGCCACCATAAAGAATGCTGGATTCATACAAATCATCACCAAGAGTTTGACGTAGAGATAAGGCTATCTCTTCTCCGTTTTTCTTCCATAAGCCAGTGTTAAATCCGTTGTCAATTAATTCGGATATAAGTGCTGTGCCGAACCAAGACACTGATGGGTCTGCAACCATAAACTCCATTTGCTTAGGGTTGAACTTAATGCCACCACCACGAGGGTCAGTGTATGGTCTAAGAGCTGTCTTGATAGAATCAGGTAACTTATCTCCGAATGGAAGTGGATACTTTACTGATACCGATACCCCAGGTGGAACATCCTTGATTGTTGAATAGGTGTTTCCATCTTGGTCTTCATAAGCTTCGTATTTATCAAACGCCTGCTGAATACTGTTATACCAGTAAGCATTCATCGGGTTGCGAGCCAGTAGGCGAAGCGCAACCAGTTGTGAATTAAAGAAAGCTAATGGGAAGCTCATTGCATAACGTGCTGTATACATACCATTGGTTAAGCGACGTGAAGAATAAAGAGTTTCTTCTACCCTAGTTAACGATTTACGGTATGCAATCTGACGAATCTCGTTGTTTACAACGGCATCTGATACATCAATACCAGACCTTTGTGCTGCATTAATCAATGTCTTCATTTCGTCACGAGCATAAGACAAGAACAGTGGGTTACGTACTAACCTTGTTTCGGTAAGTGAAAGGAATCTCCATGCTGCATCGGTTACTCCACCAATCTTTGCTGCAACTTGTTCATACCCATTTAAGTCTTGAAGGTTAAGGCTAGGTCCATCTATCTCTGGAAGTAGGTCTGTTCTGCCATATAACATGGCATCTACTTCTTGGTATGTTACTGGACGCTCTGTAATAATCTTACGTAATTCTGCATCTGGATACATGGCATTGAGTTTTTCCCTTGTTTGGGATACCCAAGCTGGCATATCATCGCCAAATCGCTCGGAAACCCTAAGTCTGTACTCTTTACCTGCTGGGCTATATAGCCACTCTAGTATCTCTGCGTTGGACTTTTCGCCTCGCATCATCCATCCGACTGGTAACTCAAGTTCGTTACGAACCTGACGGTTAGCAATATG